ATGCTTGTATCAAGTTCTTAAGACGATGAAGTGAAGTTCCTCTACATAAACCTTGTAATAATTTTATGGTTTCTTTATATCATTGAAGAGTTTGTGCTTAAGTAGTATCTATTCTTCATGGAAGAAATTTGGAAAGACATTGAGAATTATGAGGGCTTTTATCAAGTGAGTAATCTTGGCAAAGTTAGAAGTTTAGATAGGTCGGTAACTGGTAAAGACGGCATTATTCAAAAATTAAAAGGAAGAAATCTTAAAGGAGCATTTAACAATAAGGGTTATCCCACTTGTTGCCTTTGTAGAAACGCGATACTTAAGACGGTTTTAATAAGTAGATTGGTGGCCAAGTCCTTTGTGGATAATCCAAACATGCTTCCTGTTGTCGATCATATAGACGATAAACCAAAAAATAATAATTATAAAAATCTTAGATGGTGTACACAATCGTTCAATATTCAGAAGTCTCACGACTTAGGAAGATCTCCCGCTGTTTGCGGAGAAGCTCATAGGTCGGCAAAGCTAAATGATATGAAGGTCTTAACCATATTAACATTATTAAAAAATGGTAAGACTGTTACCGAGTTAGCAAAAGAATACGGTGTTACTTATTCATCAATAGCGGGCATTAAGAATGGCCTTTATTGGAAGCATATCACCAAAGGTTTGCTTTAACTCCGACTCTCTAGTAATCTAAGGTTAAACCCGTGGTTACTCAGAGAGTTGTAAATGACAAAAGAAATCGAAAAGCCAACACTTGGCGCTCCTACAAAATATACAGAAGACATTCCCCAAAGAATGATTGAGTTCTTTAATGTTCCATTGTTAAAGATAGAACAAGTGGAGGCCGTAACAAAAAACGGTGTTGTTTCTATGAATGAAATAGCAGCAAACGAGCTTCCTACAATAGAAAGATTCTGTGCTGATTTAATGATTAGTAAGTCAACTCTCCATATTTGGATTAAGAAATATCCAATTTTATCGAACGCTTATGACATAGCAAAGCAGTGTCAAAAGAATCACCTACTACAAAACGGTCTAAGCGGGCGCTATAACAGCGCGTTTGCAAAATTTATTTCCATCAATTGCACCGACCTAGTAGACAAAGTTGTTACTGAGCATCAGGGTAATATAGAGATTAATATAGACTCAGAAGATAGTGGTCTGTAATGATTTGGAGACATATAAATATATTGGGTAGCCACTATTCTGTAAGTGATACAGGTTTGGTTCGATCTAATTCTAGAGTCGTAATGAGAAGCAACGGAAGGCCACACCAGATAAGAGAAAGAATATTAAGACCAGCTAAAGACGCTAATGGGTACTTAAGGGTAGGGTTATCTCTTAACAAAAAAAACACTACATATAAAGTTCACAGGTTAGTAGCAGACGCTTTTTGTGATAAGTATATATCTAAGAACGAAGTCAACCATATTAATGGAATAAAAACAGATAATAACTCTGTAAATCTTGAATGGTGCGACAGGTCTGAGAATATAAAACACGCATTTAAAACAGGTCTAGCAACTCCTATGCGCGGAGAGAATAATCCGACAGCAAAGATAACAGATATGCAGGCCCTAACAATAAAGACACTGCTAACGTCTGGAAAGAAATTAATAAGAATTAGCGAAGATATGAAAATCTCATACGATATTATAAAAGATATTAACAGGGGGAAAACTTGGAAGCATCTGTAATTTTCAAGAAAACCGTCAAACAAAAGGAGGCCATTCTCTCATTGGTTCGCTACTATATGTGCGCACTATATGGGGGATCGTGATCTCGCTCGGGAAAAACTTTTATAATAATATACGCCTTAATTATCAGGGCAGCAAAAACTAAATCAAGACACGTTGTAATTAGAAAAACATTTAATGCAGTTAAGCGGGCAATCGTGTTTGACACGCTCCCTAAGGTGATGGCGTTATGTTTCCCTAAACTAACTTATGAGCTTAATAAAACTGATTGGTTTATCACTCTACCTAACGGCTCAGAAATTTGGTTTGCTGGGCTAGATGATAAGAAGCGAGCAGAGAAGATTCTGGGAATGGAATTTTCAACTATATATTTTAATGAAGCATCAGAGTTAGATTACAGCTCTATACAAATTGCTATCTCCAGGCTTGCAGAGAAAAATCTGTTAATGAAAAAAATATGGTTCGATCTAAACCCGCCTCAGAAATCCCACTGGAGTTATTGGTTATTCATTAAAAAGCTAGATCCATTAGAGAATGAGCCATTAGAAGAGCCAGAACTTTACGGCCATCTGTTAATGAATCCTAAAGATAACTTAGATAATATTGATGAAAATTACATAAAAATATTAGAACGAATGCCTGAGAAAGATAGAGAAAGGTTTCTACTGGGATTGTTTGGGGATTCTGACGATGGTTCCGTATATTATTCTTTCGACAGAGAAAGGCACGTCAAGGAAACAAAGAAGGTTCCAGGGACAATGTTTGTCTGCTTAGATTTTAATGTAAACCCAATGACCGCTTCTATTATGCAGTATTATAATAATACTTTTTACTTTCATGACGAAGTATTCCTTCCTAACTCAGACACTTACAAGATGTGTGATACCTTAATCCGTATGGGATATAAGGGCGCTAAAGTTATCCCAGATAGCACAGGCTCGAATAGAAAAACCTCTGGTAAATCAGACCATGATATACTTAAGGATAACGGCTTTACTGTAATGCCAACGTATAACCCTTTCGTTACTGATAGGGTTAATAACGTGAATAGACTATTTACAGAGAATCGGGTTATCATAAATCCTAAATGTAAAAAGCTTATCAATGATTGGGAAAAAGTTGTTTGGAAGAACAACAAGTTAGACCAAAAGACTGACACAGACTTAACACACATGTCTGATAACGCGGGTTACGGCATGTGGAAACTAGATCCTATCAGCGGTAAAATTGGACAACGAACACATACGGAGAAGAGATAATGATTAAGAAATTTAGAAAAAAGCCTGTAGTTATAGAGGCCCTTTATTTTGACGGAAACAATTATGAAGAGTGCGAGAAGTTTATAGGTAAAGACAATTATGATAATACTTTAAGCTATCCGAACATTAAAACATTAGAGGGCGTAATGGAAGTCTCAGAGAAAGACTACATAATCAAAGGCGTAAAGGGCGAGTTTTACCCATGCAAACCAGACATATTTAAAATGACATACGAGGAAGCATAAATCATGGAAGAAAAACTAGAACAAACAGAATACCGCCAAGGCATAATCAGCTACATCAACGGACAAGAAAACGTCGAGAGAAAATCTAAATCTCTAGAAGATACCCAAGTTTACTCAGGGGATATTTACCCTTATGTATTAAAGAAATTCCAAGACGTTTACAAAGCGGAAACGGTTAACGAAATACCTATTGTTAGTACAATAAATGTATCAGAGAAAGTTATAAACTCTACAGCATCAATATATAAAGATGCTCCAGAGAGAAGCTTTCACGATGTATCAGAAGAGCAAGCGGAAACGCTAGACGCTGTTTACAATGACATGTGGTTTGATACTAAGATGTTATCAGCTAACAGATATTTTAAACTACAAAAACAAACGCACGTTATAGTTCTCCCTAAAGCTGAGAAGCTACAGGCGAGAATACTAAAACAACATCAGCTAGACGTTATACCTTTCTCTAATGATCCAGAGGCAGGGGAAGTTTATATACTTACAGGTTTTGATAAATCTCTTAGTACACTAAGAACCGAAGCGGGTAACGGGATTGACGAGCCTATTGCAGACGAGGACGATTACAAGGCATCTATTACTAGACACGTTGTATGGTCAAAGAACTATCACTTCGTAATGAATGGTAGAGGAGCGATCATTAGTGGTGAGGATATTGCTAATCCAATCGGTATGATTCCAATTGTTGAAATCTCAGAAGATAAGGATATGGAATACTTTATTCAGTTCGTTAACAACGATACTAAATTCACAGTAGAATATAATGAGGCGCTTTCTAACCAGGCACTCGTTGTAAAAATGCAGGGATTTTCTCAGGCCGTAATGATGGCTCCGGCCGAGCTTATGCCGACGTCAATGACTGTAGGGCCTACAAAAATAATAAAAGTAATTACAGATGGAAATATAGAAGGAGAAGTAGACTTTAAGTTTGTTAATCCTGGATCTGATTTGGCAGGGGTTCAATCGCACACTGAATCTTTGCTATCTCAATACTTATCTAGCAAGGGGTTAGACGCAAACGCTATTACTGGCAACGCTTCTAATTCTGCTGGCCATGCATCAGGCGTTAGTAAACTCCTGGCAATGGTAGAAAGATTCGAAGCAAGTAAAGACGACCTAGCAAGGTTCGAGCAAGCGGAGAAGAATCTATTTAAGGTTGTACGCGCTTGGCTTAATGATGCCCAAGAGGTTCTAGACGAGAAATATACAATCGGAAACCTATCAGATAACTCGAGCCTATCAGTTCAATACAAAGAACCTACAGCAGTAATGTCAGAGGTTGAAACTCTAGACGTTATCGAGCGCAAGTTAGATATGGGATTAATCTCTAGAGTAGAAGCGATTGCCAAAGATAGAAATATCACGGACGAGCAAGCACAGGAAATAGCAAATGAAATTGAACAAACCGAAGTTCTCGAAGAAGGAAGTATCACAGAAGTTTAATCTGAAGGATATTTTCGAAGTAGACTTTTCACAGAACCCCGATCTTCGTGACCAGATCGGGCAGGCCATTATTGATAAGATCGTAGACAGAACCGCAGAGGGTAAAGCCATCGGCGGCAAGCGAGATTTGAAAGGGCCGTACTCTAAGGCTTATAAGAATAGCGATGATTACGCAGATTTTGGAAAAACAGGTGAGATTAACATGGAACTCACAGGCCGCATGATGGACGATATAGATATTATCAATGAAACCACAAATACAATCAAGGTCGGATTTGAAGAAAGAATAGAAATATTGAAAGCGTATAATCATAACGTTGGTGACACTGTTAAAAAGCGTGATTTCTTTGGCGTTAATAAAACAGAAATAGCAGAGATCAAGAAAGAATTCAAACCTGAATTAGCAGACCTCAAACAATCTCCCCCAAAATCCAAGGTTCAAACTATCGGCGAGCTATTAGCAGCCGCAAAATTACTGGAGGAACTCTTTGGCGAAGGTTAAATTTAAGAACATTGGCAAGGTGACTAAGCAGTTAAATAAACAGTTTACAGCGTTTACTAAAGACGAGAAAGAAGCTGATAAGATGGCAAAAGTTATGCGTACCGAGTTGTTATTAAATCTCCGTTCGGGAATCGGTGGGGATGATGAAATACTTCCAGATTTAAAGACCTCTACCATTAGAAGACGTGGGCAAATGGAAGGGCCTAACAAAACCGCATCTAAATATTTACAATTCTTCTCTAATGTTACATTTACTGGTGAGTTTCTTAGGTCACTTAAGGTTATAGCTACAAAAACGGTAGTCTTAAACAGCAGAAGATTCGAGTTTTTCTACCCAGGCAGACATAAGGGATATAAAAACCAGAACGGAACGGTGGGTAAGTCTGTTAATAACCCCACTATATATAAAGGGCTAACAGATAAAGGCTGGAAGTTGACAGGTGTTACCGCATCAGCGCAAAATAGAATTAAAAAACAATTCATACGCTTTCTGAGAAGGAAGAAAAAATAATCATTGCACAGATACTAGGAGTAATCTAAAATGAATAATGAAAGTCTAAAAGCCAGTGGCGATTTACAAAATGATATCAGTGATGTTGTTGTAAAAGATTCAGTTTCTTATGAGTCTCACAAGAAATTGCTAGGCGAGAAGAAAGGATTACAGACAAAATTCGAAGCGATGCAAGCAGAATTGAACTCTTTTAGAGATGATAAGCTGTCGGCAGAAGGTAAGAAGGATGATGTAATTAACTCTTTACGCGAGCAGCTTGGTGTATCTCAACAAGAATCTAAAGAGCTAAAAACTAATTTTGCTTGGAATACCGTCAAGGCGCAGATTAAGAACGAGGCATCTGCAAAAGGTTGTGTAAACCCAAACAAGTTAATAAAACTCCTTTCAAAAGAAGAAATCAGCGGAATAGAAATTGATGATAACTTTAATGTTAACACTCAGGATCTTTCTAAGTTGATTGAGAACGCGAAGAAAGAACATTCGGATATTGGTTTATTTTCAGCGAAAACTATCAATGTGAACGATGTAACAGGCACGCAAAAAGATTTTAAACCAAAACAAAAAGCTTACACCGATATGACCGACGAGGAATTAGAAGCGGAGCTTAAAAAACAGGAGTCATAACAATGGCAGCACAAGACTTAATTAACACAAAACAAGAGCTGATTGGCGCAATCGTTCTTAGAGAATTAAAAAACTCAGCAACTCTTTTAAGATTTGTTACAGATATGTCTAACCTTGCAGTTAAGGGTGCTGATAAGATTTCAGTTCCAAAGCTTTCTAGCTTTACAGTTGGAGATAGAGCGCTTGGAGCAGCTGGTACAGAAACAGCGGCACTAGCAGACGCTAAAGACACTATTAACTTAGATAAAAATAAGTACTTACAATGGGGCTATGACGCGAAAAGTGATATGCAAAGTACAATTAGTTACCTTACAGAGTCGATCAAAAGAGCGTCTTCTGCAATGGGTAGACAAATTAATGCTGATATCCTTGCAGCATGGAATGGCGCTTTAGGTGCTGAGTTTGTTACAGGTGTTGATATTGTTTCGGCTGATATTCTTAATATGAGAGAGCATTTAATCGCTAACTACGCAGACATGAATACTGCAGCGTTAATTATTTCTGCAGACCAGGAGAAAGCAATGCTTAAGCTTCCTGAGTTCTCTAGATATGACTATAGAGGCGGGGCAGAAGCTCCAGTAGTAAACGGAATGATCGGTTCAGTTTATGGCGTTCCTGTAGTGATCTTTCAAGGATTAGCAGCATTTGAAGCGTTCATGGTTACTCCAGAAGGTTCAGGATTTGCTTTTCAAGTAGCTCCAGCAATCGCTCAAGAGGACAATCTTGATTATGGTACTGGTGGTAAAAAAGTTGTAGCTGATACTCTTTACGGTGTTGGTGGTCTTCAACTTGGTGAGGGTGAGTTTAATGCTGTAGCAGCTAAATCTCCTTTCATTACTAAAAAGTCATAAGGAATTAATGTCTAATCATTCAGACAATATACCTAATTACATTGAAGCGCGTAGCCCGAAAGGGTTGCGTCTTCTTATGTTTAAAACGAACGCCAAAACAGGTTCGTTAAATAAGTATTTTGATATATCTTCATACATTGACAAAAGCGGGAAAATCAAATGGATTGCCTGGTTCTTTCAACGTGTAGAAGATGCGGTAAATGATTTATGAGCAACTCTTTCGAAGATTTATCATTCAGAGATAAAGAATCTAAGCATCATAGAGAAGCTGACAGCGGTTTAACAAAGATTGCCGTTACTATAGAAGATGGCACAGACCCTAGATCACCAGAGAGTGATACAGCTCTAGAAACAATATCGGCAATTAAGTGTATATATCACGTTGCGGGTGGTGTTTTAAAAGCATCGGATGATATGAGTTTTGAGAATGCACAGGTCATAGGCGTTACTAGAACGGCCTCAGTTAGTGGTGGGGTAATTAAATATTATGTTTCAGGTAGAATGGACGATTCTAGTTTTTTGTTCGCGCCAGGTGCTCAGTTGTATCTGGGTACGGACGGACAAATAACAGACACACCACCAGCGTTAAACTTTAGAACAAAAATTGGTAGTGCCTTAGAGATAGGTGCTATCATGATTAACATAGACGAACCAATAGAACTTTAAAAGGAATTACAGCAATGGCAAATGATGGAACTTTTTTAAACTTAGAAGCTGGAAAGCAGAAAAGAAACACTGCCCTTGAGACAAGCGCAGGCGCGGCTGATGCTGGCAAAATGGTAAAAGTAGATAGTACAGGTAGATTAGACTCTTCTTTATTACCTGTAGGTATCGGTGCTGACACTCAAGACATTATATCTTTTGAAGATATTGCAGCGGGTGATTTCGTTAATATATTTGATGATGGTGGAGTTGCTAAAGTAAGAAAGGCTGACGCGACTAATGGTAGAGATGCAAACGGTTTTGCACTTTCTGGTGTTACTGCTCCAGCGGTTGCAACAGTTTATTTTGAAGGTACTAACACTCAACTCTCTGGTATGACTCCAGGCGCGAGACAGTACCTAGATACTGCGGGTGCAATTACTGAAACTCCTAAAACTGTGGCCGGTGAGCTTCACCAATATTTAGGAAAGTCTTCTAGTGCTACAGAATTAAACGTAGAGCTTGATGATTGTATCGTTCTTGGTTAATGGTATTTTCTAAAATAATCACATTACTAAATGGTAAGAAGTTTCTAGGTAACTCTTGGGACTTCTTGCTTTTTTATAGAACAGCTTTTCTAGCAGGTGAAGATATTTTAATCCCTGTAGAGAACGTTCTTAATTTACATTCACCGTCAATTGATGGTGAGTTATTTATAGATGGCGAGGGGTTTATATCGTGAGCGATGGTACTTTAAATTTTCCCAAAAGAAATAGCGCTCCAGACTCACCGTCTGCTGATAGATATAAAATTTGGGTAGACGGAACAGACGATGAGGTTAAGTACACCGATGATTTAGGTGTAACAAAAACTTTCAAAGGTGATGATGGTACTCAAGGTATTCAAGGCGTTCAAGGCGTACAGGGTATTCAAGGTGTCCAAGGGCCTACAGGCCCTATGAGTGTTGAGGCGTTTGTTACTGAGAAGAGTTTAGTAACTTTGCCCGACTCTACCACTTTTCAACTTATCTACAATGACTCGATAACTATAAGTGCTGACGGGCCATGTTTTTTAGATATTTCTTTGGCCATATCTCCTCATACCGCTGGAAATGATATGCGGTTTGAAATTGATTTTGACGGGGTTACACTTTCTCCAACCTATGTAGAAGAACACAAAGATCAAAGTAACTCCGAATCTATGTGGAGATCACAGTGTATCGACCTAGGTACTGTTGTAGCTGGCACTTATGACCTTGACTTGTATTTCTCAAAAGAGGGTACAGGCGGTACAGCATTGTTGAAGAACTATACTGCTAAAGTAGTGAGGTACTAAAATGAGAGTTTCACAAGTATTTTTAACAAAAACAAAAAGCATAATAGACTTAAATAAATTTAACCATGAAATGAAATCACTAAACTCTAAAATAGTAGTGGTAATAAAGTTTGAAGGTGATTTACGTTTTACATTATCAGAAGCATTAACACCAACAGAAGAGTCAGACGTTGACGCTGCAATTCTCAATTTTATTGATACGGATTTATCTGTAAAGGTTCCTAAGATTTATTCACTAGTTAAGAACGAAGTTAAATCAAAGCACCATCACAATATTGATTATAAAATTGATATTGCTTCTGGCTTTAATCTGATACCAAAAAGGGTTGTGACAAAAGGTGAAGTAACTCAAGTGAAGTGGTTTAAAACTTTAGACGCTTCGATGGTTCCAGTTGATTTAGTTCTAACTGTAGACATAGCTTATACTAGGGACGCAACAGGCTTTGCTACTTATAGAACTACTGTAAGAACTTGGGTAAATGAAGATGAATCACAAAACGAAGAAACAAAAACAACAACAAAATATTATTTTGTAAACCCTTCGGATATGATTACCGAGGGATATAAAAGAAGAAAGTTATTAGTGCAATCGATCCAAATACCGACATTAACTTTTATGTCAGAGGCTTTAATGCCATCAGGATATACGCAAGAGGCAGTTGTATTGCTTGGTAGACACTTCATGGATGATTACGAAGCAGACTTCAGCAGATTTATAGAAAACAGCTCTACTATAACTGATCCTTCTGATCCTAATTTCGGAAAGAAATCAGTAATAGTTGAATTAGAGAACACTGACATTGAGGGCAGAAATAAAGAATATCATCTATGGTTAGACGGTGCCCCACCGTCTTTAGGTGGACTGACAACAATTAGACAGTATCTAATTAATGAGTTTGATATATGACAGTGACAGCCATATTTATGCTTATAGCAGTTTTATCAATAGCGATTTTCGATGTTTTTATTATTGCTAAAAAAGGTAAGTATGAATCAATCTCTGCTTATATCATTAGGGGTTCTAAAAAATATCCTCTGGTGGTTCTACTGCTTGGTATCGTGTTAGGACACTTGTTCTGGTCTATGGATTCATTCGACCATTTACCGAAAGAAGAATTAATTAAAAAATGTAATGAGGTATTAAAATGATTTTCCCACACATACAATTAGAAAACATCGTACAAGAAAACGATAAGACAAGAATAGATGTTGCTAGAAGCTTTGCTAATAGTGAAACGATAGACCTCTACGAGGTTTCTGTAGACAATGAAGCAACTTACATCGATGTAACAGCAGATATGGTTCTAGATTGGGCGTTCGATGCGTTTGGTGTCTATCCTATATTTGTTAGACTAACAGGTTCAGTGAGTGGAGAGATTACTTTCAGCAAAAACTTAATGGTTAAGACAGCAGAGGAAGATAATCTTTTCTCTAACGATGATGAGTTGGTACAACATGAAGACGATCTTCTAAGCTACGTGAGAGAGGGGCGTTCGACGTTTCTTGATAAGCATAGATTAGCTCAAAACATGATATTAAATGATTTAGATAAAAATCAAATATGGAAAGACGATGGGACTAGATACACAGCAGACGACATTGTTGATACTCAGGAGTTTAGTGAGTGGTCAAAATTTATGGTGCTTCGTATTGTTATGGAGTCTCTATCAAACGACATTAACGACATTTTCCATGAAAAAGCTGTAAGATACAGAACAATGGAAGTTGAGGCCAAGAAACGCGCTTGCCTTAGACTAGACTCTAATGGTGATGGTGAGATTAATGAGAAGGTTAATTTAGTATCAGGAGTATTAACTCGTGGTTAAATTCAAGAAATATTTCCAGGACATATTTACGGCCAACGGGATGAAAGAATGGGATGACGCTTTTAACAAAGACAATATCCCTAGCAATATTCTGAACAAGTCTTATTTTATGTCTTATGGGATTAATACAGTTGATAATTCTGTACCCTTAGAAGATAATATTAACATTAGTATAGATTGTTTTTTTAAAGGGTATAGAAACCCAAAAGAAGCCCTCGATAATGCTATGGAACTTTGCAACAGTATTCGCCTCGAAATACTTAGCAGAGAATCAATAGCCTCGTTTATAGAAGTGAATATCTTGACAATCGACTCCGTGAGTCAGATTTCCGAGCCTCTAAACTCTTCTAATGATAATTCGATTCTAGTTAACCTAGAATTTAATTTAAGATTTTTACAGATTAACTGTTAACAAAACATGGAGGGCCTTATGGCTTGCAATACGAAAACATCACAAATAGTCGTTGAGGCTATGAATGTAACTTTTGGATTAAAAAACAAGACTTGCGTAACACCAACAGCAGTAGTTCCTGAAAGTGCATCTTTTAAATTTTCATCAACAACTGTTAAATATTATGCTTACTATGATAGTGGCGCTGCTGTTGATCCAGCCTTCGCTGGATACACTGGTATTCTAGTAGACGTTTCAGCAGCTACAACAATTGCAGAAGTTGTCATTGCTACTAAGACAGCTATTGAAGCAGCAGCAACAGACGTTCTAGTAACGATTTCAGATGATACGTTAACAGCTTCAATTGAGGTTATGTTGGTAGGCCCTATATTAGAGCAGACAGTAGACGTTGATACTCTTTTCTTAATTGAAACAGAGAAAGTTGGCTTCGGTGGTGACTTAGGTGCGACTGAATCAATAGATCTTTCTTTTGAGGTTAGTACGCTAGATATAACTGCATCTCAAAGTGGAGAGACTCTTTTAGATAAGTTTATAACTGGTATTGCTTGTTCTATGTCTACTACTCTACTTGAAACATCAGCAGAGAACTGGGCTAACATTATGGGTTCAGGTGTTGGTTCAAACTTTACACCATCGGGTGGAACTGAATTAACAGGTCTAGGTACAGCTTCAATTAACAGAAGTTACTTTGATATTGCTTCTGAATTAACTCTACACCCTGTTAGATTACCGTCTACAGATAGAAGTAGAGATATTACTATTCCTAAGTGTGTTGCTGAACCAGCGTCAATTACTTTTGACGGTGCCGAAAAATCAGGTTTTGAGGTAAACTTTAGTGCATTACTTGATAATGATCTAGATGCTGCTATTAATCTGTTTCACTTTGGTGATGGAATCCAGGATAAACGTAAATAATTTATTTATTATCCTCTGGTTTAGGCCAGGGGATATGTTTCCAGTTTTTTTTATTCTTAATCAAATTTATGGCTGATTTAGATACATTGTAATCGACGCAAATTGTAGAAATTTTTTCTTTATTGTTAATTCTTCTCATTATCTCTATGACCTCTATCTCTGTTAATTTGGCACGGCCGTGTCTTTCTCCTATCGAAGACGTTATAAGCCCATTATCCCATGCATGTGTTGAATTCTCTTTTGGTGTGCACCACTCAAGATTGCTTACGTTGTTATCTTCTTTTATTCCGTTAATGTGATTCACTTGCAACTTTTCTTCATGGTTCTGTAAAAAGGTTAAAGCGACTAATCTGTGAGCATACATATTTTTAACTTTTCCCATCGAGCTTAATTGGTAAAATACATACCCCGTAGGCTTCTTCATTTTAACCAAAACCCTTTCTTTGATCGTTCTGGTCGTGTTGTGCCTACGCTTAACTATTCCCGCTAGTCTCCGAACTCTCCCCAAGTTACTAACCTGGTAAAATTTTTCATACCCTTGAATGTCACGCCAAATTTCTTTCATACTCAATTAATAGCAAAAACAGGGCAGATAATATACAATCTTGTAAACATTACACAACAGGAGAAGACCACATGAAATTCGTAAGAACAGTATTAGAATTAGACATTTATGGCGAGAAGCACGCGCTAAGATTCCCTACTATGGCAGAGTTTACTAATTTTGCAGAAGAGGCAACGAAGGAAGGTACTAACGAAGTACAATTAACTTACCGCCTATTGGAAAAATTAGGATTGCCACAGAAGGTATGTGAAGGATTAGAACCTAATCACCTTTCTCAGATAGTGGACTCGTTAGCCCCAAAAAAGTAATAACCGAGATTGACCTGGTTTGCGCCAAGCTTGCCAGGTTCTATGGTTGGTCATTAGAAGAAATCTCTTTAATGCCGACTGATATTGCGTTAAAATATATAGAGAGCGCAAACATTCTAGAAGCACAAGAAACATTGCTTCAATTATCGGTTTTAGACTATCAGAAGAATATGAAACAAGACGATAGAAAGAAGTTTCACAAGCAGATTAAGAAGCAGGCAAGCGCTCACCAAAAAACAAACGCTAAGTCAGTGGATGATTTAGAGTCTTTAGTAAAAGGAATTTTGCGTGGCAGATGAAAAAGTTTATATAACCCTCATATTAGATGATAAAGAAGTAACTGGTGTCTTAAAAGGTTTACCCGATAAATTTGGGGACGCAGGAGACAAGTCAGGGAAGAGTTTCGGTTCAAAGTTCAAGTCTAAAATTAAAGATAGTTTTTCTAATCTTAACAGGTCGTTAGGGAACTCTTTAACTAATATGTTAAAGCTCCAGGCCGCGGCCATTGCGTTTGGTTCTGCGTTTTTCTTAAGGAGTGCTGTTAAGCAAGCCTCTGAACTTGAAAGGTCTATGCGAGGGTTAAACTCTATCGCTGCAAACTTTAACGTAAACTCTGCCAGCCTTAGTTCTACAATTCAAGATTTAGCAGCTGACGGAATGATCCCTTTAAGTGAAATTACAGAATCATTTAAAAATTTACTCCGCTCAACCAATGGTGATTTGGCCGTAGCTACAAAAGCATTTATAGCGCTACGAGACTCGGCTGTGAATAACAGAGAGTCACAATTCACATTAGGCGAGGCAATTACACAAACGTCTAGAGGTATTAGAAACCAGAACTCTATTTTGTCTGACGCCTCAGGTGTTAGTAAAAATTTATCACAAGTCAATAAAGCATACGCAGCCAGCATAGATAGGTCTTTATCTTCGCTATCAGATCAAGAAAAGCAATTAGGTTCTGTTATCGGATTAACAAAAGAAGCGGCTATCTCTACAGGTGACTATGCAAGATCGTTAAATGATTTTGACGGGGTTATATCTAAAATAGGTGGAGAGTTCACAAGGTTTCAGCAAAATATAGGAAGGTTTGTAACACAATCTCCAGTGTTGTTAAAAATATTTAAAGATATTGGAACATCATTTGGAGAGTTAAATAGAGAGTTGCTTGCTTTTGTAAATCAGGGAGGCATTAAACAGGTAACTCTTTCAATGCTATCTTTCGCTAAGAACTTTACTGAAAATGTGTTAAAGCCTATCTCTTACCTTTCTGATGTTATTGAGATAGTTGTTAAAACATCGGCGCTACTAATACAGGGATTGCTTTTAGCTTTTGTAGGACTAGCCAACGGTGTAGGTAAGGTCTTTAAAGCGTTAGGATTTGAAAGTGAATTAACAAAGTCTTTGCAAGGGTTAACAGACGCAACACAGTTAACAACAGCAGAAATGAAAGCAGATCTAGCAGAAACTTTTGATACTGCTTTTGATACAGACCAACTAGATAAATTAATAACTTTCACAGACGTCTATAGGGACGAAGTTGGGAAAATAGTTGAAGCAGGAAAACTAGTTAGTGCTAATGATGACATAACAAAAAAGTTAGAGGAACCATTTATAAGAGTGGCAAAAACCGCAAAAGGATCTATGGCGGCAATCAACACCGCAATAAAAGGAACCTTGGTAAAGTCGGCGACAGCAGGAATACAGGCGTTGACAAAAACTTTATTACTTGGAGAGAAAGGCTTTTCAAATTTTGGCGCGACAATAGCTGGTATCTTGGGATCTATGGCAACCCAATTAGGTCAGACGCTATTGCTTACTGGTATCGGAATGAAGGGTCTACTAGACCTGTCAGGTGGTTCGGCAATTATAGCAGGAGCAGGGTTGATTGCATTAGGTACGATTTTAAGTTCTTTTTCTGGCGGCGGCGACTCATCAGCAAGCGGAAGTCTGCCAAACTCAGGCGCTAATCCCGTAGCTACGGAAGATAATAGCGATGAAGAAATAGCCGAAAGAGAAGAACAAACACCAGGAATAAACATAACTATTAGAGGTGATGTTCTAGACTCTAACGAAAGTGGTATGCGTATCGTGGATATAATTAATAAAGCATACGATCAAGAAGGTGTAGTAATTAACAGGGGTGCAATAGCATGATAAGAAGTGCTTTTATATACGGCTATACAGTCGGAGACAATCAGAAAACATTTTATTTTAACGAGGGCGCTGGAGTTCAATCTTTTGATGTAGATGCAAAAGGGTGGGCGCTTGATGATCTTAGACTAGAGATTCAAAACAGGCTAAACGATAACGGAAACCTTTCTTATAGTGTTACGGTTAATAGGACTACTAGGATATTTACAATCTCGGCTGATGCAGCTTTTGATTTACTTCCTAGTGAGTCGAGTACTGGTTCATTGTTTGAAGTGATCGGAATAACTTCTGATAAAACAGGGCTATTAACTTATGACTCAGACGTAGAGACAGGACGAGTTTACTTGCCTCAGTTCCCTTTAGAAAAATATACAGAATTTATCAATGATATAAGACCTATCGCTGGCGCTAAATCAGAAGCACCAAGCGGAGCGACCAGAGGAATTAACTTTGGTTTACTAAAACACATGAGCTGTGATTTTATGTTTATTGCAGACATAGAGCATAGAAAAGATTCACCAATAGAATCGAACCCTACAGGCTTACAAGATGCTAGGGATTTTATGGATTACTGCATATCGTTTGGCGGCCTAGAGTTTTTTGAGGATAGAACTTTATTAAACAGCTTCCAAAAATGTATTCAAATTAGTAACGGTAAAGATAAGAACGGACAAGGCTATAAGCTCGACAGAGTTGGAAAGCTATATACATATTTTCAAATTAAGAACCTAACTTTCAGAGAGATTAAATAATGACTATTAGAAATGGCGATTTAGCTAATGAGACAAATTTTAATAACGCTTTTATGTCCAGGATCATTAAAGCGTTAGGCGTAGGGATTGAGATAAGTTCTACAACAGAATTTTCTAGGCCATACCCGATTATGGCAGAGGCCGAAAGGGATTTGATTGTAGCAGCAGAAGGTGACTGTCTTTATAATAGCGATACTAAAAAGCTAGAAGTTTATGATGGTACTGTGTGGGGGACTTACGATAATGTAGATTCTGTAAATGGTAAAACTGGGGTGGTTGTTTTAGATCCTGATGATTTAGATGATACAGCGACTACAAATAAATTTATAGATCAAGCTGGTCTAGATAAGCTTGCAGCAATAGAAGATGGCGCTCAAGTTAACACTGTAGACTCGGTAAACGGCTCTACTGGCGAAGTTGTTTTAACGAAGGCAGATATTGGCTTAGGAAACGTAGATAATACTTCTGATGCTGACAAGCCTATTAGTACAGCTACACAAACGGCACTAGATTTAAAAGCAGACGTTACGGCCTTAACGGCACACATAGATACAAATCCTGCACACACAGAAATAGATACAAAAGTTAATTTAGATACATGGGCGTTAACAGCTACGAATGGAGCAGACGCTTTTGCATCAGACGAAAAGAAAAAATATCACGTTGTTGATGCTGCTTTAGTTGAAGGTGGTGGCGCTGGTGGCGGCGCAGAAGTCCCTAGCACTTATAAACTATTCAATGCAGAAGATGGTGACATAACAGGTTTTACAAATATAACTATTAATACAACAGCACCTA